GGGCCACTTACTATATTTTTAAACTGCACCTCTCTATACCCTATTGTTTTCTTATGTGCTGCACTCACTTTTAATATATCAGGGTTCATATCTTTCTCCTTAACCTTATCTTTATCTTTATCTTTATCTTTATCTTGTACTCTATGCAAACTGTTTGGAACAGTTACTAAACAGTTATATTTTGTTAATATTTTGATAACACTAGCATGTGCTTTCACATTAGGATTTAGTTCTCCATATTGAAAATCAGGAAAAGCCTTAACCCACCACTTATCATCTTTTATTACTTTAATATGCTCTTTTAAATGCTCATCAATATCTTTCTGTTTTACTGGCATTCCTATCTGAAATTCTGCTAACTCAAGATCCACATCATACATTCCTGCATGGTCGCAGTTAGTTATCATGTAGAAATAAAACAATTTCATTTTTGGTGGTAAACATCTGTACCATTTTCTTTTCCATAGGGAAGTATCTACAAACCTCTTAGCCATACTTAATCTCCTTTTTTAGTCCTTAACCTTGTTTCTAACTTAATATAATTATTTAAATATTACAACTGCTGATGGAAAGGGTGCAGCATCACCAATCTTATTTCCTTTTACAAACCTCAACCTGCCTTTTAAAAACCTAATATCTTTAGCATAAGGAAAAATATAATCATGCCAGTAAATAGTATCAGTTCTTGCAGGTATCAAGCAAACCACAACAGCACCTTTTAATGATTCTTTATAGGCTTTTCTAACCCAGTATTTTATTTCTCTACCATAAGGTGGATTCATAAAAACTGTCTGCCCCCCCCAATCTTGCTTTAATCCATTATCTTCTATAGTATAATACTTATCACACTTATGATTTTCATCATTAGCACATGGATCAAGTGTAAAATCAAACTCATCATTTAGTTTATCAAATAAGTCTTGTGGTGTTCCCCATTCCTCAGTTCTAGAGCTATATGCTTTATCTTCACTCCAAAAACTTGATTGCTCTTTACTCATACTCTTGTACCAAACCTTCTTATATCTTCCATAGGTACTTTATAAAACTCTTTATGGTTTTCAGGATAATGCCCAGTTTCTAAATCACCATTTTCAAATAAGTTTCTTATATAGTGCATCTCTACTAAATAAGATTCTTTGTATTGAGGACTATGAATGTGAAACAATAAGCTACCACCTTTACTTTCTGCTAAACTATGATATTGTTGATAATATTTTAAATCATATTCTTTAATCTTGACATGATCCCCAGTTTCTTTATCAGCTACTTTACATTCTACAAAGTGAAAGTCCTTATTTACCATCATAAAATCAGGTGATGCCTGTATTAACTTAGGCAGCTTAAAAAACAAATCACCCATAGCAAAGCCTTCTTCTTTAGATATGCCATACTGCTTGTACCATATATGATGTCTTTTGCAGAACTTCTCAAACTCAATCTCACCTAAATGTCCATAAGCCTTTGTTCTTTTTAGTTTAATTATTAAGAACACATTAAGACATACTGAAATGATTGCTATTATTTCCATTCTTTCTCCTTCTTGGTTTATAATCTTTTCCTCTAGGTCTATACCCATGTATCATATTATTAATTCTTGATACCAATCCCCACAAGATATGTAGTTCTTCTTTCTTACTCATTATTCAAATAAGCTATCAGCTTCTTCTTTGCTGACTGTAGGCTTAGTGCCTTCTTCAACTTTAGCAGACCTGATATTAATTTCTTTAATAGCTTTCTCTTTCCAAGCCTCTACTTTGCAGTCGTTAATGATCCATGTAAGAGTTTCATCATCTACTTCCCTATAACTCTTACCTTCATTTTTACCACTTTTAAAGCCTATTGGTTTATCTCTCCAACCATCACCACTCAAATCTTCTTTTTTAGCCTTATATGGTGTATTTTGCTTGTTTAAAGCAGTAACTAGTTCATCTGCACTTGCAAATTCAGATCCTAAGTAGCCTGCACTAGCTAATGCTCTACCTATTGCAGATGTTTCACAGTTCTCTAATGCACTTGTAGTATTTATTGGTGATGAGCCTAATTCTTCATAAGCATGTCCACAAAAAATACTTTCTCCAATCTTAACAACTGCCTTAACAACTACAATACCATCTTTAAATTGTATTATTTCAGTTAGTATAGATTTATTATCTTTATGGTCTTTGTGAAATTCAGTAACTCTTTCTGCTACTGTTTTATAATCCTTCCCATGTATTTTTACTGGCATTTTTCTATCTCCTATTTATTTATCATTTGAATTTTATTAGTAATATGTATGTATGGATTCTGTGGATTGAATCCTAAGAGTTCTAGTAAAGCATCAGCTAGCTCTCTAGACATCTTCTTTTTTCCATTGAGGTATGCAGATAAATTGCTAGGTTGTATGCCTAACTGCTCTGCAAAGTATTTCTGCCTGTAGGGTGAGTATTGTACCAAAGCCTTAAATAGCAATGGAGTATGCTCATCTATCTTAATGTAATAATCACTCATTTTGTTATGATCTCCCAAACTAATAATATAATTAAATAATACATACTAATTGATATAAAAATTGGTGCATATTTTTCAAGATACTTTTCTATTTTGGTAAGCATTTCATTACTCCTTTCTTATTTTTTAAAATCCTTAATATAACTATTATAGCACACACCTTAAGAACTCCAGTAATAAAGCTATCTATTGTATATATCAAGTCAAATATTAATTCACTCATTATTTAACCCCCCACACATCACTAAACTCTTTATCGTGTGCCTTGATTATCTCCCTTCTTGTTTTACTACCAACATTAATATGTTTATCTACCTCTATTAGTTTTAGTAGTATTAACTCTAAATCCCATTTGCTTAATTCTTCTATTCTTTGTTCTAGTGTTATTTGATTTTCTTTCTTCATTTTAATCTCCATTTTATTTTTATTCCTTAACCTAAATTCTTGGTGCATTTTGTATTGGGGTGGTATCACCTAAAGCTGCCCTTCTACCTTGTATGCACCAAACAAGTTTATATTTTTTATTAACTATGAACAATTTGTCTTAATACTTTCTCATCTTTATTATCTAAAGAATCATACCACTCATCAGTACAATCTTCAAGATGTACACCAAAATTTAAATCAGGTGTATTATCAATTTTTTGTGGATATACCATTTTTGTTTCTGTATCTATAATTGAGCCTACTGAATTTAGTTTTTTATATTTCATTTTAATCTCCATTTTTAACCTAGACTAAATTACCTAATCCCTAAATTAATGTCAATAGTTTTTTTATACTTTTTTTATCTTATAGAGGAGAAATAATTATAACTATTATATATGTAGTAACAAAAAAGGCTCTAAAAAGAGCCTTGATTGTATGCGATTTGTATTGTTAGTTTACCATGTTTCTGTCAGAACAAGGGAGGTTGAAAACAGGTTATTGGCAACCTGTTTGAAGGAAGGTTTGTTAGTAATCCTACATATTGCAAACTCTAATTTATCTTTATCTATATTGCCACTATCATCTAATGGTTGTGAATCAGGACAGAATATAAAGGGCAATTTGCCCATATGTGTTAATTTAAAAAATGAAGATAGTGATGTATCAAAATTATTTACTGAGTAAGCATCTTCTGTATCAGCTGTGAAACTGTCATTATAAAATTTGTTAGCATTACCTGCTTTGTCAAACATATTATCATCAGCTATAAAACTTAAACCAACATTCCATTGCCTTCTAGCTCTGTTGGCAACAGGCCTGTAATCTCTGCCATCTGTTTTTTGTAATGTCCAAGCTGGTTGATCTCCCCAGTTTGGAACACCTAAATAATTAATATTAGTAATGCTATGCCCACCTATAGTTGTTTGTGTCTTGATCCCTTCAAAATTATTAGACACAGATGCTTGTAGTTCAAAAGCATATTCAGGCTCAAAAAATATTCCAGCAGTAACTGCACCTATCTTAATAGAATCCCCATTAGTCCAATTAACATATTGTGTAGCATCATTATTTTCAAATTTAAACTCTCCTACTGAAAATCTGTTTTTTCCTGAGTTTTTAGATGTTATTTCCCATAAAGAAAATCCATCATATTTTGGTTTTCCTGCCTCACCTGCACTTTCAATTAATGTGGCAGCTTCAAAATTAATAATTTCCCTAAAGTGAGTTTGATTTGAAAACTGTAAAGCAGGATCACCATTTGAATCTTCACCCATTCCATAGAATCTTTGAAATACTGCCTCAACTCCTGAACTAACTAAATTATGTCCTAGAATACCTGCATACCAGCCTGATGAATGGTGTTCTCCTTCAGTTCCCACAGGGTTGTGATATGCTAATAATTTTCCAAGCTCATCTTGGTCTATAGATGTTATGTTGTTTGAATCATCTAAAGGCTCTTGGTCTAACCAAAATCTAAATGAGGCTTTATGGTCGCCTGAATCTAACTCAAAATCATTGGGTTGGTAAGGATTCATTGTATAAGGTTTTTCTTGATTGTTTACAGATATTAAGCCTTTTGAGCTTGTTCCATAATACATACCTATGCTTTTTAAATAACTAAATACATCACAATAAAATCTTGGTTTTCCTATAGTTCTTCTAGCCATTCTTTTCTCCTAAATACTTGATTTTTTAACTTTTCTTCCTATAACTGTTTTAGATACTATTTCTTCAGGCTTTCTTGCATCTGATTGAAATTCACCATAATTAGAGTTCCAAGTATCTCTAGACACATTAACAATATTAGCTTGGTGTGCATTTAAATCCCAAGTAACATACTTGCACCTCGTTATTTCTAGTTCACCTACATAAGTAAATAATAATTCAGATAGCTCTGATTGAGCCATACTGAATATCACAGCTTTACTTTTTCCTATTTTGATAATCCAACCTTCTCCCAACTTTTTAATGCCTTTAATAGCACCTATATAATCAATTTCAAATGCAGCAACCTCACCATTGGTTTCAAAAAACACATTGCCATCACCATATTTAATTGTTCCTTGTGATGCTACAGGCTTTTCTAATGTATTGATTTTATCTATCATTAGCCTACTATCCTGTTTACAATAATAATAGTATCTAAAATATTAACCTGCCCATCAAAATTAACATCAGCTAATTCAAATTGCTCATCTGTTAGAGTTGCATTACCTATTATTGACTGTACTATAGCAACAACGTCCATAACATTAGTAAGTCCATCTTCATTAACATCTCCACTTCCTAGCAAACTTTGCTGCGTTCTTCCTAGCAAATCTATGTAATAATAGGTTTCTCCTTTATAGTTTAGCATATCATTAGCCATGTGATGTAACTGTATAGCTTTAATTTTTATAGAATCTAGTCCTTTTTTAGTTTCTGTAACCATAAACAAAGGCAAGATATATTGTCCTGCTCTTACAGGCATTTCTTTCCAATCATCTAATACATATTTTTCACCATAGGCTTTTTTGCCTAACATCATTTTATCAAATTCAATTAAATCACCAACCTCTAAAGCATAATAATTTAAAGGCAATTTTAAATCTACTATATTGTGTTGATTGACATTCCAGTAAAACAGATAATCTCCCAATACACTAGCTGAATATGAATCTCTTATATATGGAGATTCAAAATCTAAAAAGCTATTGACATGATCTAGCTCACCATCAATGGGACTAATTTTTATATTGTAGTAATTATCTTGCCTATTATTGTCATGTATATCCCCATTTTCATAGTAGAATGGTAATCTTGCTTCTGCTATATGAGAATCCAAGTATGTATCTAGCCCATAATCTTTGTTGTACTTTACCTCTACTTTGGTAACTATATCATCTACTGAAGTTCTTGAAAATGAATAATTAAACACATCATCTGCTTTTATAGTTGATATATTTTCAGTACCTGTATATGTATTTTTTACAGTTATAAACTTTAAATTATCATTAACTAAAATAGGCAATGATTTGCAAGATTGAGATATTTCTTGTATTAGCTTCTTACTATCTATTTTCTCATTAACTGAAAAAGCCATTTCAAAGTTAGAATGTTGGCTCCTAGACTTTGTTTTAGAAGTTGTGTCTATATTATTTTTATCAAAGCCTAGTTCTTGACCAAATATATGGTGCATTATATCTGCAGGTTGTGTTATTAAGATGTCTGATGGATTATATATTTCAATGTGTTCTGCCATCACGTCTATAATATCTATTTCAATATTATCTGTATATGTAAAATATCCACTTGGTTGTATAAATTCCCATTGATATTCTGCTGCTGATTCAGGTATTCCATAAGCTGTAAAGTCAGGATTATTATATTTAATAAAAATAGACATATTATCTGTTTGTCCAATATTTACATTATCTGCTGTATAGGTTATTTCATATTCTTTGGTTTCACCTGCAACTATGCTATCTGTTATAATTTTTTGTCCATCATAATCTAGTGTTCCATATTGAGCAACAACATCTTCAGTTATTTCACCATACCAATCAGCTAAATCATCTCCAATAGCTTCATTGACTTCTGATATACTTTCATTATCTACTAAATAAATTTTTATCTCACCATTATAATCTTGTGATTTTATCTGTAATTCTAATGGCTCTTGCTGTGCTTCATTTACAAATTCAGGTCTGCCTAGATTTAAAATGCTTACAGTATAATCCAAAGAATCAGCTTGAAAACTAACAGGTGCAACAGAAATTGTCATCTGGTCAAAAGCAATTCTGCCATCTGCTATTGCACTATCTACAGTAGCCCTGTCTGCTGCCCAAATATCCTTTGAGCCTGTTGATTCTCCTTCCATTGTCAACACAAAGCCCACTAATATATTATAATTATCTACCCATTCTTTTGGCACAGTATCATTTGTGCCTTGACTTACATAGGAAGCAAATGGTGCTTCAGGATTTATGCTTAACCCTATGTTTTGTAGGAACATATCACTTCCACTATGTGTATAAACTACTATATTATCTCCCCAATAGTCTGTATGAGCTTGCACCTCTAATTCTACAATACAACTATAATTGGTTACTTCCCAATATATATCAGCAACAACAATAGGATCTACAGCTGGATAAAAACCTCCATAAAAAGGAATGCCACCTGCTGAAGGGTTAATTCCCCAAGCATTAACTAGTCCTGCTCCTCCTCCTAAACTTGCAAACCTGTTTGGTTGAAAATTTAAAGTTGAATAATATGCTTCAGCAGCAGTCCACATCTCATCATAATTATAATCAAGGTAGCCTAGCCCTAACCAATATTTAAAATCTCCATTCTGCCCTATGTACAATTTGCTTAAATCTTGTTGCTCTACTATATTAATTAAATCAACACCTTCATCAGAATCTATCATATTAGTGCCATCAGACATTTTAAGCCTGAATTTCATGTTTTCTGTTGTTGTTATCCAACCTGCACCTTCCCAAATTAAACTAGCCATTAATATTTAGTCCTTGTTTTAATTTTTTGTTTTCTTGTTGTAGGTCTTTTAGTTGGTTTTGCAATTTGCCTTGCAACAGGTCTTTTAATTAATCTGCCAGTTGCACCTACTTGCATATCTGTATCTACCCTGCCTTCAAAATAATCTTGCCTCTGACTTGATGTATATTGTTGAGTTCCAGTATAAGTTCCATCAACATTATCAACTCTACCATACACATCTGCATAAATATCATAACTTATAAAATCATCTAATATAGCAAATCTTTCTACCTCTAGACTAGTTGTCTTTAAGTATTTAAATCCATCATTTTGTGGCTCTAAAATCCAATCACCTGAATCAAAATCTAAATCTCTTTGTGTTATACTGAAAACTCTATTGCTCAAATCTGATGTTTGTAAATTAGGGCTTGTAGCACCACTTTTTCTAAATATTCCTACACCATCATCATCATTGCTATTAACATTCCAAATAGGATCACCTATATCTGTCCATCTAAAAAATAAATGAGGATAGCTTTCATCAGAAAAGTAGGCTGGATTAACAATTCCCAAAACCTCTGCCTCTAAAGAAAAACTTAACCTAACCCAACCCTTGACTTCCTTTTCTTCATCATCACTTATAGGGAGGGATTTTGTTATTTTGTTTTCTGATGCAAACTGCGTGGCTTCAAAATTCATAATGGTTTCACCATATATATTATCATAGTTTGCTGTATCTATACCTGTATTGCCACCAAACAACCAATATTCAGGGTTAGCAATAACTTCTGGAATTTCACCAAAATCTTTTACATCAAAATAGGATCCATTAACTGTTGTAGATGGAGTATTTCCATGAATATCTTGAAACATCTGCACACTAGCACTTCTCTTTTGTCCTAATTGACCTGATTCTGTATAATGCAAATCATAAGTTCCACCTATAAAAACAACAGGGGATTTATGTGTAATTTCTACCATATTATAAGCCATAGGAGTTCCATCATAACTATTTATATTACCAACATCTTCTGTGTTTACATTTAATTGTTTATCAACTAATATTATATTACTTAAAATAGAAAATTGGTCTTTTTCAGTAGATTCATATAAAGTGCCTGCTGATTCTTGAGAAAACAATACAGATTGTGGTCTAATGTTTAAATATATATCATTATCAAATACTTTAGGATTTTGAATTAAATTTATAGCAAAGCTATCAGGAGTTATGGAATACTTAGTGCTTCCATTCTCAAAAGCTGATTGATATATATTATGGTAAACACATGGAGCATTTTCAACATATCCATATACCATAGGCACCCTTTTATTCTTATACCTATCAGGTACTTCAACATCATCTCTTACATATTCAATAGGAAGGCTTTTGTGCAGGGTTTTTTCTGCTTGGTCTTCAAGATATATGCTTACATCATTTGCCTTTTCTTTTACTTGTTTTAATAGTCCTGTATATACTTTTAAACAATCATCAAGGCTTTCTGCTGACTGTGTCATGTGATATACTTCTACTTTTTTATTAATAGCAGATGGATTAAACAACTGATCTGATAGTAAATTATCATTATATTCTGCATTATATAAACTGATATTCAAATTAGATATTTTAAAATTCTTCTTGTTTAAATCTATGCTTTGATTAATGCTACCTATCTTTTTAACTAAAGGACTATATATGTTTTCCAGCTCTACTTTCATTGTAGATAAATAAATTCTATCATCTATAATTATAAGTGGTGTCAGATTATAATCTCTGCCCTGTATATCATTTTGGAATTTTTGTGGTATTTCTAACATTAACCTATACCTATATCTCCACCCTTTCTTAATGCTTCTCTAATCATTGGTATAGCCTCATCTTCAATAAAATCTTGTGACATTACATTACCTTGAAAGATAATAGTAGAACCACCTCTGTTTGCACCTTCATTAGTAGTAGGCTCAATATCAACATATTCTGCACCCTGTTCACCTGCTAGGAATAAAGTAGGCTCTGTAACTACTCCATCAAATCCTTCTGCTGCTGCAACTGAATTTATTGTTTGACCTACAAGATTACCAAATGCAGAGCCAGTAGCAACTGCTCCCAAACCTGCTAAAAATCCCTGCCCTTTAAATGCTTCAAATATATATGTAGCTACAATCTTTCTAATGTGGTCTGCTATATATGTTGCAGATGCTTTTGATACTGCATTAGCTAAATTTTCTTCAGCAGCACCCATTGCCATTGCCATATCAATTTGGTCTTTTCTTGTTTGTAGTCTTTTTTGTTCTATATTATATAAATCATTTTCTCTTTTTATCTGAGCATCAGTTTGAGAGCCTAATTGTCCATTTAAATCAATAAAAGGAATCATAAAATTCATTTGTTTTTCTAGTTGCACATTCTGATTATCTATTAATTCACCAGATTTTTCTTGATTGCCTATATTATCTTTAAGTGCTTTAAAATATAATCCAAATGCAAGTTGTGTATCAAGTGCTGAAAAACCAAGCTTATCTAATTCTTTTCCAAAAAATATAGCTCTGTTGGTAAATTCCTCTGTTGTTAGAGATGCTAATTCTTCTGAACTAATCATGCCCTCAAAAATATCATGATTGTCTGCTGCGACGTGCATAAACTCTGCTAGTGCAGTTTTAGCCTCTTGAAAATTACTTGCAAGAGGTGCAAATTTTTCTGCATCTGCTAAGTCGTCCATTAATAATCCAAAATCTTTCAAGCCTTGTACACCACCTGTAATTATATTAATGAATGGATTAAAAACATCTCCTACATCTGTTAAGAAATTATCCCAACTAGAATTAGCTTGTGCTATCTTTTCTGCCATTGTTAGTTCTTCTTCACCTAATGTTTTAACAGCGTTGGTAAGTTGTCTAATTGTTTCATTGTTAAATGCTAGCTTCTTTTGTTGTTCAGTTAAGGATGCAGTTCCTATGTCCATTTCTTCTTTAAAGTTTCTATAGGCTACTTCTGCATCTACAATTATACCCAAATTATCAAGCATAAGTCTTGATTGCCTACCCATACCAGTAACAAGTGAGTTAACAGCATTTTTAGTATCTAGGCCCAATACCTTACCTAGCCTTTGTGCTCCATCAAACATCTCAGCTAATTGTTCTGTAGAATCTGCAACTCCTAGTGTTAAAGCATTATTTGCCATAGTCATTAGGTCTATATCATTAACAGTACCATCAACTGCATCTCTTAATTTATTAATAGAAACAGCAGAACCACCAACTGTGCTAGTAAGTTTTGAAAAACCTAAAGCAGCATTATCAAACTTACCTGCTAACTCAATGCTTCTTTTAAAGCCTTGAATGATGCCTTGAGCAGCAAAGAATGAGCCACCTGCCATAACTGCTGCCTTTTGTATTTTTTGCAGTCCTGTTTCAAATTTCTTAGCATCTCTAGTGGCTTTCTTTGCACCACTTAATATCAGCTTTATTCTTTCTGTAAATGTATTAGCCATTTTATTCCTTACTAGCTTTTGCTATTTCTTGTTTTATTAATAAAAAATTATCTACTAATTCAGCAGGTGTTTCTTCTAAACTAGGATAAGGTGGGCAGTTAAATGTATCACAGAAAATATACTTTTTAATTAAGTTTTGAGCATCAATGTCATACAAATGTGAAGGATCTGCAAAGAAGAATAATTGAGTGTAGAGTGCTTCTCCTACATCAAATCCTCTTTCTATTGCTTCCTGATTACATTGCATTAATACCTCGTATATCTGTTCTTTATTCTCTATGGTTACTGATTGTTGAGTAACAGGATTCAAGGCTGTATATGGAAATTCTTTTAGTGTTGTTGAAGATGGTTTTTTAACTGCAAACCAAACATTAAGCCTTAATGTTATTTCTTCAATTTTTTTTTATTCACTACCTCGTAGCATTTCCAACCTACAAGTCCAATCTCTACATCAGTAAAATCATTAATCTGTTCATCTGTTAAGTTTGTTGCAATTCTTATCATCTTAACATAATCTCCAAAAAGCATTTTATCTAAACTACCTCTTATAGATACTATGTTATTAAATTCAACTCTCTCATCAAGATTTAAATCCTTGACATCAAATGTTAATTCTTTAACATTCTCACCTTTTACTTTAGCATTCTTTGACATATTTAATCTCCATTTAGTAAAGTAATATACTAAACTAAATCAAATTAAAAAATATTACATTGAGCCTAATGCAGTATCACTATACAAAGATATTTCTAGTGCTTCATCAGAACTATTCTGAACACACTCAAAAGGAATGTTCCAAAAGATACCACTCTCACTAATATCTTGAGTAGGATCACCTGTAAATTGAACTTCTGCTAAAATAATCATTTCACCTGTACTTGATGGTGTTGCATCTCCAAACTGTAATGTTAAGAGGCAAGTTTGTCCATCTATAAATGATTGAACAACATTCTCACCAGCAGATAATCCTGCTTCTCCATCATACTTAACTACAATGTTTCCTGTAGCTACATACTCAGGGAAGGCATAAGCCTCAGCACCACCCTTAGAATCAGAACCAACTCTATTAACACCATTAGATATATTTAAATTAAATGATTTTAATATAATATCTTGTGAAGAACCATCAATTTCAAGTGATTTAGCACCAAGATTCCCTATGTTAAAAAATTCACCTGCATCAGGCTCTACCCATGTTCCATCATAATTATCTTCTAACAAACAGCCAGTTCCTGAAGATGAAAATATATTAGAGAATCCTGAGTAGTAGTTCCCACTCATTCTCAAATTCCCACCATCTGCACCATAATCACATGCTAATGTTAAATCAGATACTGTGCATCCTGGAATTGTTATGCCTTGTGAGGCAGCAGGATAGTAAGCTAGATTTACTGTATGTGGAATGCCACTTGATATTGTACCACCTATACTTGTAGCATTATTAGTTCCATCTATTTCTACAACATATTTATTAGATCCTGGAGCTGCATAAGTATTAGTTACCATAGCTAAATGTTCTAACAATAATTCAGGTGTAGCTAGAAAATCAAATGGACAAGTTACTGTTCCATTTTTATTTGTTATTACAGTATCAGCAGCATTTTTAACTGTTCCTCTGCCTGATAATAATCTTGATTCCCTAGTAATATTAAATGTAGGTTTTGTTACTTGCACCATAGGTAATTGCCTAAATGCTTGTGAATTTGTGCCATCACTATCAAGCAAAGTTCCAAAGGTAGTTTCTTGCTTTATACCTAATTTTACATTACTTATAGGAATAACTGTTTGGTCTATTGCCATTATTTATTCTCCTTACTTTTTTTAGATTTTTTATTACTTACTTTTTCAACTATTCCTTTAGCTAATAATTTATCAGCTACTTCATTAGAAACTTCAATAGTTTTACCATCTCTTAATTGTTTAAATTCTAAGCCTGTGCATGGAACATTCATAGCATTAAAATTTACAAATTTTTCTATTTTTGCTTTTATTTTCATTTTATACCCCTACCCTTGATTACCAATATGCTGGCAAGTAAAATCATACTCTGCTACAAAAAACCTTCCTCATCAATATCTGCATCTAAGTCCATATCATTCATTCTTAAATCAAATGCTATAGTTGAATCTGCTAGTGTTAATGTTAGATTATCATGTATAAGTGCTTCTAGTCTAGAGCATTGATTCATAACATGATCTAAAAAGTTGTGATTTTCTCTCCTGTCAGTAAATACATATTGTATTGTTATGCTATATTCTCTTTGCTCCATGTGTGAAGCATATTCTACTAAACTTGATCCATTAGGTATTATCCTAATAGATTCATTTGCTTTTAATAATGGTTGAGCTTCTGTTGTTTTTTGTACTGGAATAGGCATTTCTGTCTTTACAGTTTCCATCAGCTTATCCATAATATTATTAAAATTATTTGTGTAAGTAACTGCCATCTATAATATTTTTCCTTTTCTACTTAAACTTATTGTTCCTGTAGAAGCATTTGATATTTTTCTTGTTTCAGATACTACAGGTATTTCCCATTGGTCGTTTTCTGCCATAGCTGCACCTTGAAATCTTACTTGCAATCCACCCAATCCACTCCAACCATCTAGGCTTCCTGTTACTATATTATCTGTGCTTTCTTGACCAAACAACTTATCGCTACCATAATATTCTACTTTACACTTAGCTACACCATAAGCACCTAATGTTGTACAAGTAATTCTAAGCACATCATAAGGCTCACCATAATATTCACCTGCAGTTTCAACAAGTTGCATAGTACCTGTTTGTGTAATTTTTCTAATAGAGCCTTGAGAATCTTTATCATCTACTTCAAATGATAGTTTGTACTCACCTTTGTTTAATCTATCTGTAATACCTGTGCCTTCTGCATTAGTTACTAAATTATAAAAATAATCAGCCTGCTCACTCATTGGATCTTTACTTCTAATAAGATTACTAGCACATATATAGCAAGTAGCTTTTATAACTAAAGCATCATATTCTGCTGTTAATCCACTTGCTGCACTTTCTGAAATTTGTGTGTTTTTAGGTAGTGGTGTTGGGTATCTAGCATCAAGTAAGTTATTTAATTCCATGCTAGCATTGACTAATTGTTGATTTAAAAAATCTGTGAAATCTTTACCACCTTCAAATATTTGATTGTTTATAGTAGTAGATGTGTAATTGCTATTGTAATATTCTAATTGATTTGTTGCACTATTATAAAACCATTCACCATTTGAATCTACAGCACCACTTGTTGATTGAGCTGCTGCTTGTTCTTCCCCATTAATAAAAAGAGTATCTACATAACCACAATCTCTAAACAAATGTAGATTGCCTGATGTTAAAGTTGGAAATATTTGAACCTTACTATCAAAATCTCCTGATTGACTAAAGTAATTACTTAAATCTGATATACTTGCATATTTAAAGCTAGTAACTGCCATTATTTACCTCTTTTATTTAATTTCCATAGTAAGTGTAGGGTGGAGCAAAAACTTGAACAACAACCCCAATTATTATATCAAAAATCTGCTCCACTCTACTATTATCCTAAACTTATAACTCTTATTTCTGTATCTGCTTTAGAGTTGCAACTTCTTGCTTCTAAAGTAACTGCACCATTTATTGTAGTAGCTGCATCTTCCATACCACCTGAGTGTGCTGCTTTAGTATTAGCACTTACTACAAACTCTGCATTTGCATAAGCATTTATATTAATCTCACCTGTTTCATAGTTAATAGTTCCACTACCACCTGCACCTCTTAAATTTCCTTTACCATCATCAAGTAAGAAGGCAGATGTATTTTTTATTTCTGCATAAGTAACTGAATCTCTTACAGTATCATCAGGTAATCTTGCAGCAACAGCTTTCTCTAAAACACCAACAGCAGGTATAATTCCCACTGCAAATGGTGTAGTGCCTGAACTTGGTGCTGCCATTAATATTGCACCAGTAGATAATCTTGAGCTATCAGTAATTCTTACATCTCCATTAACAATACCTATGGTTGCTTTTTTATTCTTTAAGTTTGTTCCTGTTGTAAACTTATCATTAATTGCACTTTGAATCTTTCCAATCACATTTCCAAAAGTTACATCACTAGAATCAGTTGTAAAGGCAACATCATCTGATGAGCCACCTGATATTGTAAGGGCAAAAGTATATGTTGTTGAGGTAGCTAAACCTGTCTTTGTGCTAGAAGTAATACCTGCTAATCCAAATTCTTGATAGCCCTGTGAATAGAACTTTACAGCACAACTTGCTGGCACAAGTCCATCACATACAGTATCTGCTGTTCTTCCATATCCAAAGAAATTCATTGATCTAAATAATCCACTACCATTTGTTTTAACTACTGTAGCACTACCATTACCACCACCATTATAAGAAGTATCATCAAAGTCATGGTGCATATTAAAGAAAGGAAATCTAACTGCTACATCATCTGCATGAGTTGCTGCAGTTGATCCATATAATCCTCTAATTATTGTAAGTGTACTATTAGCTAGATCTGCTCCAGTTCCTACAGCAGTTACTTCACATATCTCATTTTCTAGCCTTATTAAATCTCCAGCTTTAAAAAATTTACTATGTCCATCTTCTAAATAAAGTGTAGTAGTAGTTGTTCCTGAAGCTATTGCCCCATCTGTAGCAGTATCTACATCTGCACCACTATCAGTATATTCATTTGAATCAGGAACTGCATTATCAACCAAAACACCCATACCACCACCAACTGCTCCTGATGTTCCAACAAGTCTATTATTAGGCAAATATACACACTCACCAGCAGGTAATAGCATTGCTAAATAATGGGTTGCATCACTCATTGAATCTGCTGTGTTATCTGCATCTGTAGTCCATTCTGCTGTAGATATAAGTAGCTCACAACCTACATTACCAGTATTCTCTACCAGTATTGCTTTAGGTGCAGTCATTGTATCATTAGCCACACTTGTTCCATAATTAACTAAATCTATCCCTGCATTAGAATTATCTACCTTAATAACTTTATCAAATACTACATTATAATTACCTGTTATTGTTTTAGTATAATCTAAGCCCTTGCCTGTACTTAATTTTATCTCTTTTGTATATTGAGCCATTTTATCTCCTTACTGATAATGATATTTTACGATTAACTGGGCTGTCAGATCTGTCGTTGCCCCTGAATTTTCTATAGTTGCTATAACTACCTTATCTGCTGCTACACTTGCAGAATCTACTGTTAATGTTGTTGTTGTTACTCTATCAGCACCTGTTGTTAAAGTGCTTCCATTGTGTGCTAATAATGTGCCACTAGATAAATCTCCTGCATCACTTCCTGTTCCACTAGCCATTGTATATGAAAATAAATGAAAATTAACTGTATCTGCTGCTTCACCACCTGCTATAACTCTAACCTCATCTATGGTTATTGCCACAGGAATGTACCAAATAGACATAGTTAAAGCATTTGCATTAGCTTCTGATGAGCCTAAACTATATGTAGTTGCAGGATCTGTTCCTGTTCCAAATGTTAATGGAGTAAGTGCTGCATTTATTGCTCCATCAATAAACATTCCATGATGTGTGCCATCTGAAGGTTGTATGTCTAAAGCTATAAATTTTTGTATTTGTGTATTAGCATAGCTTTGAGTTGTTCCTAACTTAACTGCACTATTGGTTGTATCTACTTTTAATAAATCTGTACCACCTGATGTTTCTACTATCATAGCATCTGTTTGGTCTGAAGAAGGCTTTACATGAAGTTTATTTTGTCCTAATGTCAAAGCAGTAGATTGCCCTAAACCATCTTTAATATTTGTACCACTAGCAGTTCTGCCACTACCACTATTATCTGCTTGCAGTATATCTCCATAGGTACTTGCTATTGTTTTATTTGTTAAAGCCATTTATTCTCCTAAGATGTTATATCCCATTTAAAAACCAAACTTACAACTGTATCATTTGGTGCAGATGGTGCTGTTAATTTTATTGCATATATTTTACCTTTGGTAATAGTATTAACTCCTGATGTCATTGAATCAAAATCAACTATAACAGCAGTATCATCTGCTATGTCTATTGCTGTAGTTTTTGAGCCTACTGATCCTAAAGCAGGAGCCTCTGTACCATCTGATGATTCATGTATAGCAAATATTAAATCACCATCTTGAGCTATTTCACTTCTAAAAACTGCTCTCTCTAGTGTTCCATTAAAAGGAGGCACTATACAAACATTTTCAGTTTTGCCTAACGTGCTTGTAGTTTCTATAACTCCACCTGATAAAGGCAAGAAATTTGCTGTTGCTGTTGAATAAAAATTAGTTACTTTGGTGTCATAATGATATTTGCCTATACCTACAATATCTGTGCCACCACCATCTGTAAAACATAATTCTTCAGGATTTGTATTTTTAACCCATATCTGTCCATAAGTATCTGTATCTGCAATAGCTGATGCTTTTTCTTTTATAACAACACTTCCTTCTTGCTTGGTGTTCCCATCAGCATCTAAAGACATTTGCTCATTAGTTCCTAAAGTAGGACCTGATGAAAAAGAAAGAGTGCTTGTAGATTCTCCTCCATCA